CTTTGCCTGCTCGTTTTGCTCGGGTTGAGGCGGCGTACTCTTGGGGCGAGAGAGCCTTGATCGCAGCTTCTGGAAGGTATCGCTCACCAGTTTTACTAGACGGTTTACCACTTTTGGTCCTCCACTTTTGGGCGGTCCAATCCTTCAGCGACTGCTGAGGTTTCTTAGTCACGGTACCCGCCGCCCTTGGCCTTGTACTGCTTGGCCAGAAGCTGCGCCTTGCGGGCGCTCCACTGACCTGCCGCCGTGCCCTGCGTAGCCTGCCCTTTGATCTTCTCGAAGAGCGACTTGCGCATACCGGGCTTGGTGTAGTTGCCCGCCTCGTTGACCTTGGACTTGGTGGTCCCGCCTTCGGCGTACATGTCAACGTCGTTCGGGTCATCCTTGCGTCGGATGACCTTCTTCTTGGGCATCTTGGAGGGGGCGATTGCCCCCATCCCCCGGCTCGGCATCATGTCAGCACTTGCCGCCGCGCTTCATGCCCAGGGGCTTCGATGCGGCCATCTTGACCATCGTGCCCTTGGTCTTGCCCTTGGTAGCCACGCCGTCGCGGCTAGGAGCAGCGGTCTTGACGGTACCCATCTTGGCGGTCGTGATGCCACCAGAAGCCATTTTCTTCATGCCCTTCATTTCGGATTCCTCATGTTTGATCATTGACTTGGGCGCGTTCTTAGCTTTCAAAAAAGCCAGTTCTTTGCCCACCATTTTCTTGGACTCTTTCATTTCGCCACCTTCTTTGAACTTGCGGCCCTTGTCCGCTTTCAAGAACTCTGCCCCAACGGATTGGGGAACGCCTGCCTTCTTGGCAAACGATGGGTTGTTGGCCACCGCCGCCATGAACCTGTGCTGCTTACCGCTAACTGAGGGCACTTCGCTGCTCCTTCATGTACGCGTCGAGCTTGCCTTCAAGACGATCCAACCGAGCGATCACCCGGTTCATGTCGTCGTGCACGTCCGATTTCGTGACGTACTCCTTGGCAATCTCCTCCCGCGTACGGTTGAGGAGAATCTGAATGCGCTGCACCTCTTCCGCATGCGACTTGATCACCCAGAGAATGATCGCCGACAAGAAGGAGAGGATGACGTTCCATATCAGCAGTTCCATGCCCGAAGACTCTTGTTAATCCTCGAATTCGGATCTTTTGCGGTTTTTTCGCTCGTCAACTTCTTTTTCATCCCTTTCATACGGGCGCAAAAAGAGTCGCGGCGTGGCCCGCCCTCCGGCTGTGGAGCCTTCAGTCCGGGCTTCCCTGGATTCGCGGCGTTGTAGGAGGCTCGCCCCTTGGCGTTCAAGCCGCCCTTGGGGTTCTTTCCTTCCTTGCGCTGCCATGCCGGGGTCTTAGCCATAAAAGATCGTCGTGGTGACGTTGCTGACCAAGCCAACGTAGATACCGTTCTCGGCCAGGATGCCCTCACCGGGAATGATCACGTTGAACGCTGTCGGGTTATACGAGTCGGCCTCCAACAAGAGATCGGCGTACATGGTGACTGCAGGGCTTCCAGTGATGGTGCCCGAAGCAGTGTCCGTAACCGTGAACGTGTTGGCGTTGGATACCGTCACAGCGTACACGTTGGTCGTCGCCGTGCCGCCAGTGCCTGCCGAGAAAGACAGCCACACGCGGTCGCCAGTGGCGAGTCCGTGCGCCGTGATGGTCACCGTGACTGTATTGGTCGAACGACCGTACGTGCCGGTCTGAGCCAGATTGTTGGCGTACACCGTGTTGCGCGTGGCAGCACTGGCATTGGCCGAAACAATCGCACCCTTGAGACGCGTACGGTAGGTGACCGCTACACCAGACGCCGCCATGTGCGCTGATTTAACGTCGTATTGCATCGCCATCTTTTTGCTCCGGTTCTGGTGCGTCTAACCTGTCTAATAGCATCCTGTAGGCTTGAATCGTGGCTTGAGCCTGGATTTGGAAGGTCACCGCCTTCTGCATCTCACGCTCAAGCTCAGCAACTTCAGCCTCCAAGAATTCCTTGGTTATCTGCATCAGGGCGTGAAGGTGGCGTAAGCGGGGACGTAATAGGGCGTGCCGCCAATGGTCACCTTGATGACCTTAGAAGGCGATGCAGCCACCGCACTGGCAGTAGGCGCAACCGTAGCCGCAGGGCCAGTCTCGATGTTGATCAGGTTCTGAACTTCACCGGTCTGAGAGCCGCTGTCGGTCACGCGAATGAACGAAGAGGCCGCGCCCAGAGTGACGTTGGTGCCGTAGTCGGTATCCAGTTGCAGAACAGCCAACGTGCCGCCAGGAGTGGTAGCCGTGCCACCCAACGTGGCGCGGATGGCGTTGGCCGCACCAGAGATGGTGCCCGTGGTGTTGATCGACGTGCTGATGTGAGCGCCGTTGATCGTGCCGCCCGTTGCCGCACCTGCACCAGTAACGACGGAGAACGCACGCAGCGTCTCGCCGGAGCCAGTCGAGGTAAATGCCAGACGGTTGTACGACAGGCGGGTGTCGCCCGTCGTAGCCGAAGTGGTGGCGTAAGACGAACTGATGTTGCCAGCGGTCGTGACGGAAATGGGACTAGATGCAGTGCCGCCAATGAAACCATTGTTCGACGCAACTGGGCCGGAGAAGGTAGTGCGAGCCATCGCATATTCCTCAAATTGCGCTTGCTGTCTGTGAGGTCAGTCCGCCAAGCCGGTCAGCAAGCAGGTTTGGAATCTTGGGACTTGCGTATTTATACACCGGGGCCTGGGGCAGCGTCAACGTATTTAAAGCACCAGCCCTTCAAAGGTCCCCGAGTTAAGGGTTTGCCTGATTTCAAAGCGCGGTTAACTGTGGGGGGTTTGAGGTCTAGGGCTTCCCGCAGCGCCTGAATACTGGGGTACTTTGTGACGCTGCCGGTAGCGTCACACACCTCCACTGCCTTGCTAACCTTGGCGCCGTGATCGGGCCGCTTCTTGCCGTACCAGAAGTTGCCTTCGCCAGACAACGTGGCGCTGATCTTGGCTCGAACTGCGGCGGGTTTTGGTTTACCAAGCATAGTGGCGCGACGCTTAGTTTTTTCCTCGGGGGACTGCACACGCGCTTTAGACGCTACGCCAATACGGTGTTTGGCATCGTCCGTGTGTTTATGCCCCCAAGTCGGACTTAACGGGCCCGACATCCCTAAGTGAGGTGCGGTTGCGTCTACGCCAATGTTGTAGCAGTAGTCTTTGCCCACGTGCTCCTTGAGCCACCTGTTTTCTGCCGCAAGAAGGTCGGCAGCTAGCGCAAGTTCTTCGACCACGACAAAGACAAACGCCTGCTCGCCGTACTTGACCCATGCCGCTTGCAGGTGGCGGTTGTTGTGCTTGCCGGTACGCAACTCGGAAAAGTGCCGCGTCTTTCGGCGCTTCAGGTCTACCGCGCTGCCGACGTAGAACTTGTTGTTGACGACGTTGATGATTTTGTAGATGCCTCTGGCCATGTGGCGCTCCTCGACTTAGACACAGGTAACGCCCCGCATCTTGGACAAGTGTACCACGAACTTAAACAATAACACAAGCATAAAAACAAAGGGGGCCGAAGCCCCCTCTGCAACCCGCATAAATGCTAGGTTTTAGCTTAGGCTCCGGCAGAGCCCCAAATTCCGAGGGGGTCCGACCAGCCGAACGAGTACCTCTCGCGGGCCTTGTAGCGCACGTTGCCGGTGTCGAAGTCACCGTCCATCGAGGTGCCCATAGCGACACGCTCGAAATGCTTCAGACCGTTGGGCACGTCCGTGGTCAGGAACCAGGCGTTGACGTCGGTCAAGAAGTGGTTGACGGTGAAGCCACCGGGGATTGCACCCATCTGCTTGATAGCGTTGATGTCGTTATCAGCAGTGGCCACGCGCAGTTCAGTGTCAAGCAGGCGCTTGGCAACGAACATCAGGCTGGGCGGAATGACCAGCTTGACCGGCTTGGCGGCGATCAGCAGACCGCGTTCGTCCGTCCACGCAGCGATCTGAATCACAGCGTTTTCGAGCGACGTCTCGTTCAGGTCAACGGCAACAGACGGGCTGTTGTAGTTCACACCACCGGAAACCAGGGGGTGACCCACGCGAGCAGCCGAGGAGTTGACGCCGAACAGCGACACGCCGTCACCGCCGGGGTAAGCGCCGTTGAAGCCGTTGTTCAGAACGGCAGCGGCCTTGACCTGCTTGGTGTAGGACATCGCACGGGCCAGAGCCTTGGTGTAGCGGGCAGACAGAC